CTCGGCATCGCGCAGGCTACGGGCTCAACCCCTCCGGACGGCCCAGCTTATCCGCCCATCGTAGGCAGCGAGGGGGCGGCTGGATGGGCTTCCGCTCCCGCGTCGGCGACACCCTCGTCAGGGTCGGCAAGACCTTCGGCACCTCTGTCCCCGAGCAGTTCCGGCAGGGCGAGGAAGCCGCCCAGATGACCCCGGCGTCCCCGTTCTCACCCGGGACGCCCATCGGCCCCTACGACGGCTACGACCGGCAGACGCGGCAGTTTAATTTCACTACCGGGTACAACATCAGCACCCGCCCGCGGCTGCATGAGGCGGTCTCGTTCTCTACCCTGACCGGGCTAGTCGAGGGCTATGACATTGCGCAAATCGTAATCTGGCATCGCATCGACTCAATCCGGTCGCTGGACTGGAAACTCGTCGCGGCTGACCACTATTTTGGCGACGTGACGGACGCGATCCCGCTGGGCCTCGCCGCGCTCCGCAAGCCAGACCGCAAGAACTATTTCAAGACGTGGCTCGCGAAATACCTGTATGACATTCTCGCGTGGGATGCGGGGACGCTCTACAGGCTGCGCAATCGCGGCGGCCGGTGCATCGGATTGCAGCCCGTCGACGGGCGCACTATCGCGCCGCTGCTCGATTACTGGGGTAACTCGCCGGACCCGCCCGCCGAGTCCCATGTGCAATACATTAACGGCTTGCCGTGGAACTGGCTTACCCGCGACGACATCATTTACGAGCCGTTCCGGCCGGTCACAGGCTCACCGTACGGCAGGCCGCCCATCGAGTCGGTTATTCTCAACGCGAATACGGACCTCCGCTTCCAGGTCTTTTTCTTGCAGCGATTCACCGAGGGGAACGTACCGGAGGCGTTCGCGTCATCGCCTGACACGTGGTCCCCCGACCAGATTGAGCAGTTCCAGACTTACTGGGACGCCATGATGTACGGCGACCAGTCCCGCAAGCATCAGGTCCGGTGGATGCCGGGCGGCAGCAAGTTCGTGTGGTCGAATGAGAAGGATTTCTCAGACCAGTTCTCGCTGTTCATGATGCGTAAGACCGCAGCGGCATATCATGTGGTGCCCTCAGATCTCGGGTTCACCGAGTCGGTCAACAGGTCATCGGGTGAGTCGCAGGCTGACGTGCAGCATCGCGTCGGGGACCTGCCTTTGATGGAGCACGTCGAGGAAGTCATCTCGATGTGGCTCCAGGATGACCTGGGCCTGCCGCTGAAGCATGAGTTTGACCGCGGCGAGGAGCAGGTCGACCAGGCCGCGCAGGCTGAGGCTGACCAGAAGTACATGGACCGCGCAGTCGTCAGTGCCAGTGAGATCCGGGAGATGCGTTACGGCCTGGTGGACACGTCCCCGGTCCCGCGGGTGTTCTTCACCGAGCGGGCAGGGCCGATCCCGCTGAACTCGCTGGATGCGGTGGCCGGGCCGGTGGACGCGCAGACGGCGGCCCCCGAAGAGGGCACCCCGCTGCCGCATGAGGTGTTCGAGGAAGCGCCCGGGGTGCAGCCGAACCCGCCGCTGTACGGGCAGCCTCTGGCGGAGGAGATTTACGGGCCGTCGGCGATCCCGGCTGACACGGAGACGGCTTCAACGCGGCCGGTCGCGAAGGAAGGCGAAGGCGCCCCGACCGCAGGTATCACCAGCGCGACGGGCATCACGTCGTATGACCTCATCGGCCAGGACGACGACGAGGACGAGGAGCCGCGCGAAGCTTCGGTTGCTAAGGAACTCGCCGCGTTCCACCGGTTTGAGCGTGCCCGGCGCAAGTCTGGTGAGTGGCGGGACTTCAGGTTCCGCGCCGTTGAGAAGGTGTGTGGCCACCGGCTTAACGACGCGGGCAGGCTAGCGGTACGCAAGGCCGCGGGCGAGGTAGCTGTCGCGGGGCTCGCTGTCCTCGCCGCGGACACAGGCCGCGTGCTGATGCTCCAGCGGGCGCTGTGCGACGACGACCCGGCAGCGGGCATGTGGGAGTTCCCCGGCGGGCACCTTGAAGCGGCCGAGGCGCCGCAGGCTGCCGCGATGAGGGAATGGCAGGAGGAAGCCGGGTTGATGTTCCCGGCTGGCGAGTTCACTGGTTCATGGACCTCGGTCGACGGGATCTATCAGGGGTTCGTTTACACGATTCCGCGTGAGGCCGACCTTGGTCCTCTGGATGACCGCGTGAACGACAGAGCGGGCCGTTAGAATGTTCGTATAGGGCTCCGGTACCTGCACCGCCAAGTAACAGGCACCGGAGCATCCGCCGAACCTGTTAGGGCAGGTCCAGCATGGATAAGCGTACGTGCAGCATCGAAGGCTGCGAGGGCGAGACCGGGTTTCCGGGAACGGCGCGCGGCCTGTGTCGCCCCCACTATCGCCGCCTCATGGAGCATGGCGACTCGCTGTGGGTTCGTCCGGCCCGGTCGGCTGAATGCTCGGTAGAGGGCTGCACCAGTCCTGCTGAGTGCAAGGGCTGGTGCAACAAGCACTACAAGCGGTGGCAGGTGCACGGCGATCCGCTGGTAACGACGTGGCATCAGCCCAAGCCGTCGTGTGTCATCGCTGACTGCGAGGGCATCGTCTACGGGCACGGCTTGTGCAAGATGCACTACGAGCGATGGCGCATCCATGGCTCAACCGATGACCGACCCACGGGTAACTACGATCGCCTGTATGCCTTGGACGAGCATTACTTCGACCAGATCGATACTCCGGACAAGGCCTACTGGCTCGGCTTCATCGCCGCTGATGGCTGCGTGCTTGAGCGCGGCACCCTCGCGGTCTGCCTGGCCACCGTGGACGAGGCTCATCTTGAGACTCTCAGGACGGCCCTGCGCACGGACTCCCCGGTGCGGCGATATACCGCCAAGAGCGGTAAGCGCGAAGGTACGCAGAAGGCCACGTTGTTCGTCTGCTCAAGGCATATGACCGATGCCCTGATATCGCACGGCATCACGCCACGCAAGAGCCTCACTTTGCAGGCATGGAATGGTCCCGAGCACCTGATGCGCCACTACTGGCGCGGGCTCGTTGATGGCGACGGGACGGTCATTACGGGACGCAACCGCTGGCAGGTCAGTCTCGTGGGCAGCAAGTCGGTTGTGCACGGGTTCGCGGACTGGGTGCGTGGCGTGATTCCGGGAACGGCAGCGACGGCGAAGCCTGTCGACACCATCTGGTTCTTCGGCGTGGGTGGCCGGGTGCAATGCCGCGCGGTAGCCGAGGCCCTCTACGGCGACTGCTCAACGGCACTCGAACGGAAGTTGGCGCGGGCGACGGCTCTCATCGCCGCCGGGCCGCCGTGGCGTCTTGGTCACGAGAACAGCCCAGAGTCGCGATTGAAGGTCAGCGCGACCAAGCGTCGGCAGCACGCAGAACGCAAAGCCCGCGAGTTGGAGGGGGCATTGTTTTGACGCTCCCGCTCGCGAGTGATCCAGATGGCGACCCGATCGAGACGATCGCCTGGTGGGACCCGGCCGACCTCCCTGGAAACCCCGCGATCCGGTCCGAGTTGCTGGCTGACATCGACGCCGTGATGGCCGCTCTCGGCTGCACCCCGGACGCGCCGCCTTCGGAAGGCAATGAAGCCACCTGCCCGTGCGGGACGCCGGTTGTATACGACGAGATGAACGGCTGGCAGCACGCCGACGGGTCTATCAGCCACGATGACGGCGAGTCCGTCAGCGACAAGATGGCGAGCATAGCCAAGGCGGGTGGTAGCGCCGCGCCCCCAAAAGCCCCGATGCTCGACACGCGCAACCTGACAGGCGTGTGGGCTGAGGTCTACGGCCGGCGCAACAAGCTCCTCGCCAGGCACCAGAAGGCCATAGCGGCAGCATGGGACGCCTGCATCGCGGAGCTAGGCTCACCGGCCGCCGTCGTGCGGTCGTTCCGCAGCGAGGCGCAGCTAGTCGCAAAGTCCGCGGACCCGAACCGGGACTGGCGGAAGGAAGCCGGGACCGCCGCAGCGCTCGCATGGCTCGCCCGCCTCCGCAAGACGAAGGGCTACGACGCTCTCGTCGCCGCGCTCGAGCAGGCCATCGCCGAAGGCATGGCTGAGG